GAATAGGTTGTTTACATTTTTCTTGGTAATCCATCGCGCAAAAAATTTAAAATGTTTAGTTAAGTTATATTTATTCAGTTCGTGCGTATGCCCTTGTTCAGCATATAGCTTTGTTCATTATGAACAATTTTCGCAAAAGGCTTTATTTCCTTTGACAGTCCAATAATCATCACCCGTTATTGTTTCAATTGCTTCGTCCTTATCTTGAAACACTTTCTCGTATTCAGCATCATCATTATATTTAATTCCGCACTTTGCACAGAATACCTCTATGAATGTTCTTTTGCGAAAACTATTCATAACAGCACCCTTATTCAATGCGTGGTTTTTCGCTTCGTTTGACATTTTTTCGTTATTCATAATTTTGTACTTCTAATGTTAATCAGTGCTATTAAGTCCGCACTGAAATAAGGCTGCGTACCGTTATAGGGCATTTAATCCCACGGGTTCTCACCAGTAATTTCGACATAAACCTCTTTTAATTTCTTCACTTTTTCAGGCAAAGCAATTCCGATTTGTTCAATGTGCATTTGCGGTGGTAATGGCAACTTTAATGCGTGAGCAAGGTTGTCAAGTTCATCAATTAAAAGTCCGAGTGTTTCAAATTTATCTTCCATTGTAATTAAAATAAACGCCCTATAACATACGCTATACAAAAGCAGGGGCTTTACTGCTAATACAAGCGGTGTGCATCTATTTATCATTTGTGGTAGGCTGAAAGGGAGTGCATCTTAACCCCTGCCTTCGTATAGCGTCAGCCGTTAATGGCAATTCATTTTTTCTTTTTGGGGCGAACAGCCACAGCCCGCTTCGTAATAACATTTCGTATTTCAGTTTCACAAAAGTTTTTCCTACTTCTGCCTTCGCTCTTAGCAATGGCATCCAGTTGCTTTGTTTCTTCATCGCTTAGATGAATTTCAATTCTGTTTTTCATCCGTGATATATTTCGTAGCCAATGGCTTTTTTGCCACCTGCAATATATTTATCAATTAGTTTTTTTGCCAATGCTTTTGAAGTAGTTACTCCAATAAGAAATGAATCTCTCGCCCAATCATAGCAAGCATACGGCAATAGTTTTGGATGGTCTTGCGCTTGTATTCCCATTTCCCGATAAAGCCATTGACTACCATCAGCATCGGGGTCTAATGTTATTTTGTATTTCATATTAATCCTGCTTTTTTCATTTTCTTGCGCTCTTCATTTATCTCATAAAGAGTTTTGGGCTTATTACCGTAAGTTGCTTCGTAGCATTCGGCACACATATCTCTGTGGAATGTTTCAGAGTGTCCGTTCTTCTTTTCTTTATCCTTCCAAAACATCTTTGCTTCCCTATTGCATTTTTTACAATTCATAGTATTTCGTTTTTCTGATTATACGACAAAAATACGATAAAGTTACGACACTACCAAATAAAGTTTTCAACAGCCGCCCCAAAAAGAAAAAATGAACAGACCATTAACAAGGGCTATGACAAAAAAGCCCTGCGAGTTAAAGATTTTTGGATGCAGGGCTTCTTTGCATAGCCCTGAACCGTTATGTGCCATTACAGATAACCCAACGATTTAGCCTTTTCCTGAATTGCAAGCATATCGAATTCTGAATATCCCCAATGTGGAGAATATAATCCTCCGTAACCATTATTGTGGTTTGATTTTTCGCCAGTAGTGATGAAGTCCTTAAAATCTTTGGTTAATCCCCAAAGCGTTCCTCCGTGATGCCATCCTTTTGGCGGGTAGCCAAATTTGGTATTTAAGAACATTTCAGTTCCGTTGTATTCATTTTTCATAAACAATCTTCCATTCTTTTGGAAAATTTCTGCAACCCCAAATTTGCCAGCGAAAAACTTACGACTACGGCTTGCAATTTCCTTAATGATTTCGTTTACTATTTCAATTCTACCTTCACGAGAAGTAACGGCAGGTAACATCGGTTTGGCAAAATTGCCGTTTAGTGCTTCGTTTGACATTCTATTTTTAAATTAAACATTTGTAATTCTAATGAAGTTTTGTGTTCGGCAACTTCGCCAAGCCGAGAAACGTTAGCAGCCATTTAAGACAAAGAACTTTTCAGCCTTATCTCTGAACTTACCAACTCCAAACAGTCTTACCATAAAGTCATCACCTATGGCTTCAATAAACTCACCTTCTTTTAAGTGTGGTTCATCGCCAATCACACTTTCATAAATCGGATAGAATAAACGGCTGCTAACAGCAGGTATATTCAATGCCGAGCATCGAGTGTAATCAGAGTTTAGTTTTTCAATCAAATCTTGTGTTGTCATATAATTTTGTTTTTAAATTCGGCACTAAATATACCTACAAACCGTTGTGCGCCATTGCTTGCCCTCTGAAAAAGCCCTGCCAATAACCGCGCAAAACCTTCGCCTCACATTCCACCCGCACGGGCTTTCCTCTAACCCTTCGCAAGCAACGTAAGCTGCCCGACCGCACCGTCCGACCCTTCGCAGCCGCACAACAACCGCTATATGCAAAACAAGGGCGGGAAGAGTGTGCGTATTAATATGGTTCAGTGAGAGAAACATTTTAAATTTTTTCGCCCACGCGCTCGAAATGATTTACAGGAGCTTCGTTAGTCCAAACATTTGCCGGGTTATTAGTGAATAGTCTATTTACTAAATCTGAAAAGCTGACATTGGTTAAATAGACCTCTTCACTTTTGTCCTTGAATTTTTTGGTAAGAAGAAGTTCAATTGCATTACCTGTAAATCTTCTTACCTCCAATTGATAGTGTTCAACTTTATCAGCTTCCGGGTTTGGATAAGGTTCTTTACCTTTTCCATGTGGCACGAAAGCCCTCATACTCATTGCTCCGTGTATTGGTTCAATGACAATATTCTCACATTGGTAAGCGTATCGTTGTACACCAATCGGAATAGGTTGTTTACATTTTTCTTGGTAATCCATCGCGCAAAAAATTTAAAATGTTTAGTTAAGTTATATTTATTCAGTTCGTGCGTATGCCCTTGTTCAGCATATAGCTTTGTTCATTATAGGAAATTGTTTTAAAAATTCCAACCGCACTACTGTATTTCAAAATTAAACTCATCAAAATCTTCACTTACCATTATTCCTGAATATGGTTCTTCTGTTGGTTTTCTTCCATTATAACCGACATACCCAACGCCTTCAACCATTCCATCTGTTCCAAAACGAGTTACATAAAAAGCAACATGTTTTAACATGTCTTCCTTTGTCCCTGTTTTGTCCATACATTGGCGATAGCCTTCCAATGCCTCCTTAAATTCTTTTGATTGCTCATCATAGGAAAGTTCAATTTCTCCTGTTACTTCGATTTTTACTTTTGACATTTTTAAAGTTAATTAAGTGATGCAACCGCTAATTTTTAAAACAACTATCCTATAACAAGCGGTTGGCAATATGCCACAGGATAGTGCGTGTATTGAAATTTAGTTCGTTGAAGTGGCACATCGCCAACCGCTCCATCGTTATAAGAAATGCCAGCCGAACAGAATCGCACCTCTGTTTAAGTTCAGTTAAGCTATCAGTTTGCAAACTGCTGAACATTCTATTTAGGGCTGGCACTATCTTATAACATGGGTTAAAACGCAATAGGCAGGTGCAGCGCAGCCTTTCAACTGTAAGCCTATTTTCACTGTCTTTGAAACTTGCAAGTCTTCCCATTTAACCTACTGCGTTTAGCCCAATACCGTTAGGTGCAAGTTTTTTAAAGTTTTTTGCCAACGCACGGTGGAGCTTTATAAATTGTCATTTCACTACTCATGTAAACCACTTTACTCTCGTATTTATAATGGTTGTAAGGTGGCTTATTAGTAATTGCCATTAAATACTTAAACGTCTTTCTCGTTCTTATTAATCCGCACACTTCACATAGCTGTGGCATTTCGCCCTTGCGCCATTTATGCCTTTTTAGTTTCGTCATAAGTTTGCTCATATTTAAGTTGTAATCTTATTTTAGCAATTTGCTCGTTACGGTCTTGGCATAATGTCGCAAGCCTTAACACTTCTGCCCGTAAATCCTCACACTCCTTAACCAACATTGCGTTTTGGCTTTCTTCAACGTGTAATTGGCTTAATAAGTGGTTTACATCTCGTGTGCTAAATTCCGTTTCACCATCTCCAAATTGCATACAAATGTCTGCGCACCTGTCTTTTACTTCTTGTGTATTCATTGCTCTATAATTCATATATTTTTGTTTTAAATTCCTTCGCTAAAAACTTTAAAAAACCAGACACCTAACACGGGCTAAAACAACATTAAAACGATTGTTTAGCCCGATACCGTTAGTTGCCATTTAAGACTTCCAACTTTGGATATGTTCGCAATATTTCTTCACCTTCTTCTTTTGAAATTAGTTTTATATGCCTCCACATCCTTTCGCATCCGTCAACTTTAAAGTATATGCCTCGTTGGTCTATGATTATTTCTTTTAGTGTTGATACATACCAGGGGTCGTTAGGGTCACCATCTGACCATCTACTTACAAAAACATAGTCGCCAATATTAAGACGGCAAATAATCTTCCATACAGTTGACGCAATTTTCCCAAACCATTCGCCCCCACTTTGCAAATATTCTATCAGGATTTTTGCCGTGTTCAGCGAGAAATTTTCCAATGTCTTTCCAATCTTCATCACTTGGTTCAAGAAATACATCAGATGGATAAGGATTCATTTCCTTAATGTTTTTGATAATTTGTTTTAATTCAGTTGTTTCCATTTTTTAATTAAATACTGGCGGTAACAAAGGCTAAAAAACATAGCCAATAAAGTTCCTACCTATTTTGAAACGTAATTACAAGGCTACGTTTCTTAGCCTCAATCGTTAGCACCAATACTACGAGTATGCTGCAAAAACCTGATTATCTCTTAATCTTATTTCCTCTCTTATTTTTTCGGCTAATTGTTCTACTTCATCAGAGTAAGAACATATAACAGTTCCATCCTCTTTTTTTAAGGCTATCGGCATTGCATTTGTGTATAAGTTAAACAGCGCCTTAAATAGTTCTTTTCTGTGGCTATCATTCAAAATAGCCTCTCTTTGTTTTTGGTAATACTTTTGGTCTTTCATTCTATTTATATTTACTTGTTAATAATCCGTACTGGTGCTAACAGCGCCCTTGCAAAATTGGCTTGAAAAAAGCCAACTATCGCAAGGCTGCCGACCGTTAGCAGTCATTGCTACCATACGTTTCCAAATCGAAAATTTCGCCACATTGGTCTTTGTATTGAAATTTAAAATTGTCTGTAAAGTTTCGTGTCAAAGATGCACTTGAAAATACTTTTTTACGTTGAACGCAACTTGCAATATCTTCAATCTTTGCTCTGCCGAAATCGTGGCTATCACCGTGCAAGGTGAATATTGAATTATCTCTATCAAGTGCCCACCAACCTCCGCCTTTAACCTTTGAAATATCGGTTGCAAGTTGTTTGTGGTAAGTGCATTTTGCCACTATTAAGCAATCGCCTTCTTGGTCGTCTGTTTCGATTATAAATTTTGGGAATACATCCATTTTTAAATTGAGTTTTGTAGTTAATAATCCGCAACGAACTGCTAACAGGGGTTTTGCGTCATTGCCCCATCAGCATTAGTTTTTAATTTGAAATTTCCACAAGGGGCAACGAACGCAAAGCCCCAAACCGTTGTTAACCTTTCTTTTTTTTCAACCTATAAACTCTAACCCCAAGGTGCAGGTAAGCAAGTGATAGGAGTGTTATTGTTATTGATTCTAGCATTGTTATTGTTTTAAATAAACAGGGCGGCGTAACCCATACAAACGCCCTCTGCTCTATCTTTCTGCTCCGACTGAATAAGTATAACCGCCGCCAAATAACCACCTTCTCATCTTTCCACGACAACTCGTGATGGTTCAATCAGCAAAAGTGGGTTGACCAAGACCCAGCAAAGTAATATTTGGTAGGCGGTTAATAAGTACTGGTTAGGTTGTTTCGTAAATTTAAAGCGGCAAAAAAGCCCAAACATTAGAACTAAGGGCGGAAGCCTCGCGGTGAAACAAACCTAACCAATATTAGAGGTTAACAGTTATCTTCGCTTACATAACGTGCACTGTTCAAAGCATTTCATCATATCCATTTCTGGTGCTCAATAGCCCTACACTACGCCTTTATGTCAATTGAAGACTATTAGGAAGTATTGCATCCACATTCGGCAGTCTTCGACTTTCTTAATACACCAATAGCGTTACTGTTAACCAATATTGTCGATTAAAAAGTATAGCTAGTTTAACTGCTCTATTACTGCCCAAACCGGCTATACTTAGTTAATCAATATTTTCAATGAACGTTTTATAAAAGGAGGGCTTTAGTACTTGCTTCCTCAGCTTCACCCTCCTTTTCTTTCACCTAAGCGGAACCGTCTGATTTATTCCTACACGTTGTAAATGGCAGAACAAATAAAGAGCCATATACCCAGTAATTAGCGCAGCTTGTAGGTTCCTATTGCAATGTTTATCTAACCCTATGCCTTGATAATCTCGTGGAGTTAAAAATCCTAATATTATTCTTTCTGAGATGAAGAATCCACTTGTCCTCCAATGCAGTAGCACGGTTGCTACTATAAGTTTTATCTATCGGCACTATAATAGCTGTTAATCCTTTAGATTTCAAATCATTAATCCAATCGTATTTTTCCTTAGTAGAACCTTTTACAGGATTACACATGTGAGATTTTACCCTCTTGTGTAAAGGCTCACTTGTTTTACCGATATACCTAATTTTATTAGTTATAGGGCATTTTAAAAAGTAAATTGTTATTTCGATTTTCCGCATGCTAAATCCTTATACCTTTAACAGAGTTTTTAATTGCCTCGACCATTAAATAATGTTCTGTTCTTTTTAATCGCTTGGCTTTTTTAGCCAATCTTAAATCAGTATCATCATCTAACTTTACGGAACGTGGTGGTTTTTGCTTTGTTTTTTCTACTGCCATAATAATTATACTTTAATTCGTTTACAAATATACGACGCTAAATCGGTATTACCAAATATTACTAGGTATTATTTATTAACACCGCATGTTAATAACTTAAAATGTTAAATTTATAGCAATCTAATAAAAAGGTATTACCTTTACCCCAACAACTAAAAACTATCACAAATGACAACAATAACATTCACGTCAGCACAGGTTCAAAACTTCATTCATAATTTAGATGGAGAAGATTGTCCAATACTTTTAAATCACTTCTATTTAAACCATCACGATGAAGTTTACAAGAAAAATAAAAATTGGAATATTGAACTGAATTATATAGCAATTCAATGGCTGAAAAAAGAATTGAAAAGCTACATTGAATTTTTGAAGCAAGAAATTAAGGATGTTACAAGTAACCCTGATGCTGACCAATACTGGAAAGATGAGGCTAAATATCACAAATTTAGAATTAAACTTGCTGAAAGAACAATTTTTAAATTAAACAAACACCATGAGCAACACAAACACAGGCGGGGAACCGCAGATAACACCAATTAAAGCATTAGAAACGTTTTTTAATTTTGGTAAAGATTACGGACGGCAAGACGGCTTGTATGATTTCGGAGTAATTACCAGTAGAAGTGAATTAACCGCCACTGACTTTGACGATTCGTTAAATAAGACCGATGAAGGCGTTAAGTGCAGGGTATACTTAGAATCCCTCGAAACCCGAATGATTGAGGCGGAGAAACGGGTGAAGGAACTAGAAGGTGAAAGCTATATGCTTAAAAAAGAAGTTGAAAGTGTAACCAAAATTTTTAACGAATCAAGTAAACGGGTTAAGGAGTTGGAGGAAATAGCAAAAGAGGTGTCGTTTATTTTTGGCAATTATCCAGATAAAACTATTGGAAAAGAATTATCAAACAAAGCTAAACAACTATTAACCCCTAAACAATAAGACAATGAATAAAGGGGAAATACAGGCTGAGGCTGAAAAGTACGCTGAAAAATGGAAACAATTTGCCAGCAACCACTTTGAGTGGATAAGTAAAGGGTATACAGACGGTATACTCTCAGACACCGCCCGTAAGCATTGGGAGCCGAAATGGATTCCGGTAACTGGTGAAGGCTTGCCAAAAGAATCTAAAATGTACATTGTACGCAGCTCTGATAGCGAGTTGCCATTTGTTGACTTTTTTAAATCAGACCTTGAAATGTTTGATTTTGACATAAGACATAAATTTACTTCAAAAAGAATTACGCACTATTCACCCTTACCAACCTTTAACGATTAAGGCATGCTAACCATAAAAAAAGACAATTTATTTTTTCAAGTCGGTAAAATTGATGAAGAAAATGAGATTTACATTCGACTTCAAGATACAATCATCTACTTAGATGTAAACTTGATGCAGTTAATAGCCGACCACATTTTAGAGCAAATTAAAGAATCAAAAATTAAGCCATGAAACAAACAATAAAAGAAGCCGATTTAGACAAACTTGCCGGACGGTTTATAATACAAATTGACACAGATAATCCTATCACATTAAAAGATAGGGGTATTAACCTTTCTTTTTACCTTGAAAAAAGAATCCGATTTATAAGCTACGGCAAAGACTGCGTAATCAGTTCAGATTTGTATGGCAATACTTTTTCTTATACTAAAGAAAAATTTGTTGATATGTTCAACGAGTATCTTGGTGACTCAAAAGGACAAAGATACCATCGTCTGTTATACACAGAAGAATTAGATGTACTTTTTGATTGGATGAAAAGGCGTAATTATTAAGCCATGAAACAAACACCAGCAGAGCAAGCGAGGGAGCTTGTGAAACGATTTGAAACCGCTATATCAGAGGAAAGTATGGATAGTAAAGGTATAATCAACTATTCAGCCAAACAATGCGCTATAATAGCCTGTAATGAGCTTATAAATTCACTAATGCCAATGAGTTCTACTGATGACACCGAGCTAGACAATTCACATTCGGATTATTGGGAACAAGTAAAAACCGAAATTGATAATTTATGACCATACCATTTGAAACCGGCATACCCAGCCTATTAAAAGAAAAGGGGTTTGATGAGCCCTATGGATTTATAAGAACATTAGCTTTAACAAAAAAATAATGAAAGAATTAAGAAACCAAACAAAATGATTAAAAGAGTTAGCGTACCCAACAAATAACCATGTCCTACCAATCAGACGACATACAGGTAATGATACACGAAGTAGATAGTAAGCCATACGTTTATGAACATAAGTGTGTTTACTGTGGCGTAGGGTTCGATTCTGGTTTCGGGGCCAGAAACACCCAATTGCATGAAGATACTTTCTGCTTTCCGTGCATCAATAATAACGAGTACTTATACCACTACCAGGAGCAGGGAGTGAGTGATTTTAATATTTTACAATTTAAATTTAGACCAATATGAACGAAAAACTAAAACACGAATACAAAGTAAAAAAAACAAGCTTCACGCTAGGGCACTATACAGTTGAAGTTGACGTTGGCGATAAAAACTTCGCCTATTTTAAAACACCGGTTTCCAACCTCGAAGAACAAGACAAAGCGCGTCAAATGCAGCTACTGGATAAAGAGGTTCAGGAGTTTTGCGATAAGTTAAACGGAAGGTATTTAAGCTGGCCCTGTATATGGGTAATTGCTTCCTGTTTTTTGTTTACAGTACTACTTAACCAATGTATCGCATGACATCAAAAGAAAGAGCATTTAAAATAATACAAAAATTCGGCATTTTAGGAATGGAATGGAATCAAACAGAATACAACACGCTTGATTTAGATAACGCCAAGCAATGCGCTTTAGCTGCTGTTGGTGAAATAAAAGAAGCTTTAACTAATGTTACCAACGCAACTACCAATAAAGAATATTGGGATGAAGTTGAACTGGAAATTATAGCCTTTAAATTTTAATTAATGACAACAAAAGAAATTAACGAACAAAACGAGCGAACAATATCTAACCTGCAAAAAGAACTTAGGGTTGAAAAAGAAATTACAGTTACGCTTGAACAAAGAATTCAGGTTCTTGAATATCAATTAAGATTAAAAGACCATGAGTTAAAAGCAACGGAAAAATTACTAACAAATAAATAAAACATGGAAAATAAACCGGAGCCAAGGAAACTGCCACAGCTTGCCGATTTAGTCGGTGATGAGGTGGATGTGTTTAGAAATGACCAATTCAACCTATTACTTAATCAGGAAGTCCCCGCTAAATGGATAAAAAAACACCCTTTTATAAAAGTAGAAACTGACCTTGGTAACGGGCAAAAAGTTAAAGAGGCATTGCCGTACATAACAATTCAGAGGGTTGAAACGCTGCTAACTGCTATTTTTCAAGAGTGGAAGGTCGAAGTGATTAACTACTCTCAGCTGTTTAACTCGGTTGCCGTCCATGTAAGGGTGCATTATAAAAGCCCTCTAGACGGTTCGTGGAAGTTTCACGATGGATTAGGCTCCGTTGGCGTTCAAACCGACAAGGGTGAAGCAGCAAGTAACCTTAATGCGATAAAACAAGATGCCGTTATGAAAGCGCTTCCAGCCGCTAAAAGTTATGCGATAAAGGATGCAGCCGAGCACTTAGGTAAGTTATTTGGGCGTGACCTAAACAGAAACGATTTCGTTGAATTTAAACCAACTTATTTTACAAAATGGAACACGCCAGAATAGCACCTTATAGCCCAGAGTGGTGGAGTCTAAGACACGGGTGTTTTACTGGCTCAGAGATTTGGAAATTAATGACTGAGCCTAAAGGCAAAAGTCCAAAACAAAAGTTTGAGGAGCACGCCGTAAAGTTGGCTGAAAGTGAAGCCAGATACAATAACATACCCGATTCAAAACTTAACCAAAAGTCATCAACTAACCTAAAGGCCAAAATCGAAAAATACGTTAAGGAATACGCTATTTTAAACGAAAAGAAAAACGACTGTCACATTTCCGACACCGCTGAAACTTACATACTGGAAAAGGTACACGAAAAGCTAACCGGCAAGGCTAAAATGGGAGTTGATAACTTCGCTACTCAGTGGGGAGTAGAGCATGAGCCGTTGGCTAAAAAATGGTACGCCAAGATTACCGGTAACGTTTTGGAGGAGCCTTACATGAAGTTTCATGACACGATAGAGGGCTTTTCATGTACCCCAGATGCCTTTGGTTCAATAGTACCACTATCTGAGTTTAAATGCCCCGCAAATGGCGCAAATCATTTAAAACACTGGTTAATTAGTTCAGATGAATATTTCAAAGACTTTCATCCAGCCTACTACTGGCAGTGTGTTGCCCAAATGAACATATTTTCAAAGGACAGGATTGACTTTGTGAGTTTCGACCCAAGGATAGACAACGACAGGGGAATGTTTATTTACACGATGGACATAAATGAAGAAGATGCTGAAAAGATGGAAAAAAAGGTGTTGTCGGCTAGGGAATTGTATAACGATTATTATAATCTTTTTAACCAAAAGGCATGAATGACATCCACCTCCCACACAACTCTAATGTAATGACGATTGTGGAGCTAATTGAATATTTAAAAAAACTAAAAACAAACAAATAAAAAACAAACAATTATGAGTAAGCCAGAGAAAAGAAATTTCAGTCTAAAAATGAACCTTGCGTGTGGTTCAGATGATTTAAGGCCAATTATGCAGCATATTTATTTCGATAACGGATTTATGATTGCAACAGATGCGTATATAATTATTAAGGCGGCTGTTGGGAAATTTTCGCAATTTGACCAGTCCGAAATTAATATTCTCAACGGTAAATTTATTCACAGAAACACATTTAAAAAAATTATGTCTTGCCGCTCAGTTTCTATAACCGAAGCTGGAATAGTGGATTTAGCAACGAAAGACCTTTATTGCTTTGCTGACCCAGAAGTTAAATTCCCTAATTACGAACCCATAATACCAACAACAAATGCACCTATTAAAAGAATAGGATTGACGCCAAAAATTGCTGCTAAAATCTTTACCATTTTATCAAACACTGACGCTGACTCTGTAAAACTAGAGTTTACATCTGAGGTTTCTGGCATTAAAATAATTGGATGTGGTGAATATGAAGGTTCGTTAACGTGTGTTTTAATGCCCTCAAAACTTCACGATTAATTACAAACAACCATGCCATACACTCACCACGAAAAAAGCCACACCAACCCAAATGGTGACCAAGTAACAAGTATTTATTTTGGTGGAACTATAAAAGACAAAGACATAGGCCGTGTAACTATCTTTGTAGAAGCCGGGAATTCACAATTAATTAAACGCCTTGAAAAGGCAGTAAGAAGGGAGTTGAACAAATGAATGATAATTTAATATCCGTAATTTTGCTGATTATAATGTGCGTGTTTCAGTTTTTAATAATACAAAAAAGGGAACGAACTATAATAGAAAGGGACATGGAAATTGACACTCTTTTAAAGATGGTAAAAGACCATGCTGTTATTGACATCTACTGCCTTAAGCACATCAGACAAACCGCTTTAAATGCAGAGGATTATGAAACCGTAATAAAATGTCAAAACCTGATAAATCAACTGGAAGATGAAACCTCACACTAAAATATACATGACAGCCTTTGGATATGGTGAGCAGGACTTCATTCCATGTGAGTGTTGTCAAAACAAAGCTGTCGACATTCACCATATAGAAGCAAGGGGCATGGGTGGAGACCCACAACGAAAAAAAGACGTTATTGATAATTTAATGGCCCTTTGCAGGGATTGCCATAATAAATATGGGGATGTGCCGGAACTGTTTGAGAAACTCAAAGAAATACACTTTAAGCACATGGTTTTATCCGGCTTATAATGGACATTGCTAACGGTTCTCGGCTTGGCGAGGTTGGGGACTTAGAAGCACAATCGCTCAATTTTAGTACAAATTTTTAATAGAAATACAAATGAACAATTCAGAACAAAACCCCCAATCTTGCCAAACCGATGTTAGGCGAAGTGCTTTAGATTGGTGGGAAACATTATCAAATAGAACAAAAAAAGAAGTAACAGATAAAAACTTGGATATTTTAATGAAAGGGATTCCGAGAACTTGGCAAAGATTAACGGGTAGGGAAATTGAAAAGCTGTACTGTGTTCAGCATTTCGCCTAACGGTTGGGTATTTGTGTCAGGTTTTGCCTTGCACAATGCTCAATTCAGAGGACAAATGTTGATGGCAAAACTTGCACAAATACCTTGTTACCTGCTGATGCGGTTAATTAGGACAAAACTTAAATTGGAATACGAAACAAAAAATAAAAATTATTAGCGATGGCAGAATACAGAATAAAAATATCCTATTGCACAGGAAATAGTTTTCGTTCAGAAGATACAACCGACTATTTAGAATTGACTTGGCAAAACATTGACATTGCCAAAGAAAACTTAATACGGATAAAAGAGCATTATGAAATGCACAGAAACATTGAAGGTTACGGAAGCAAATTGACAAAAGAGCAATGGTTTGCCAAAAATAAAGACAAAGAGTGGTTCGTAAATAAACCAAAACTATTTTGTATCAGTTCAAACAATGCTATTGATGAAAAGGACAAGAAGAAAGTTGGTGAAGGAAATTGGGAATATAGACCTGATGATTTTTATGCTGGGCATTGTTTGAACTTAAAAGCTGACAATGGAAACACTATGCAAATATCAGCTTTTTGGTGTGGATATTTTGAAACACTATACGGTGCAGAAATAGAAGTAAATAATGATGATATGAAAATTAGTTTCTAATGTGCGGTTGGAATAATTTTTATTTTTTGAACCGAAATGTTATTTGGAACACGAATGTAGCATTTGCAGGTAACGGTTGGCAATATGAAAAGTGCCGAATTAAAAGAACGAAATTATCAATTTAAAATAAATAATAATATGAAAACAAAAACTTCAATTTTAGCACTAACTAAGGCATTTTTTATATTGCTTGTTATGTGCTGTTTTTTCTCTTGCACTGAAAATAAAGTAGCACCTGAGAAACCATTTATTATAAAATTCAAATATCCACACTCCGCACAAGCAGCAGACGGATATTGTAGATATGAATATTATGATAAAAAGGGTAATGTGTTTGAATTTTATGATTTACCTGAGAAATATAGTGTAGGTGATACCATAAAATAGCACATAATGCTTGGTGGCTTTGTGTCAGGCTGCGAAGCGTTGGCATTGAGCGGTCGGGCAGCTTGCACAAAACCGCTGTTATCGGCTGCCATTCTTTCGGAATGATTATTAACAACTAAAAAATAAAAATATGAATTGTAAAAATTGCGGGGTATCAATGTTTGACAAGCCATTGAGCAGAACAAACCCAAAAGGACAACCCGATGCAGGTTGGATGTGTCAAGATTGCATCAAATTAAAAGAACCTGAATTGTATCAGAATTTAAAAGATGATGGTGATTTGAAAATTACCAATGATATTTTTGATGCAATAAATAATAGACCGTTAATGACCAAAAACATTGATGGCGATAAATGTCCTAAATGTGGTTCGGTTGAAGTTGATGCAATGACACCAAGAACTGTTTATGCTTGTGGTTCGTCAGATTACGACCAAAGACCAAATACATTTAGTCAGTCAGAGCAATGTCGGTTGTCGGTTTCTTAGGGTTGCCGATAACGGTTTGCAGCTACCAGAAGGGCGGGATTTTAACCACAAAATAAACTTAGAAAGATGAATAATAATTTAACCACAAATGCTTCTAACGAAGCCGAAAGCCCCGCCTTTTTGGTAGGTGCTGTTATGCGCTGCTCATTTACTTTAATAGTTAAGCGATATAAAAGAGAAAATTGCACGCTTGATGATATGCGGTCAATTTATAGCGGAAAGACTTGCTTAATTGCAAAGAATAGCAAATTTGACGGATTGTATATTCATAAAAGCGGAAGGGTTATAAAAGGGAAATTTGTTAAAGTTGCAGGAAGTGTAAGATACCCAATTTTGATAGCACAAGATGAAGTTCATATCCGCTTTGAGAATTTCCATAGTATGCCAAATATTATTACCGACCAATATGTCAAGCAGGATATTATTAGCGTGGTCGATTTGAGTTGCGCATAACGTTGGAGCGGTTGGCGATGTGCCACTTCAACGAACTAAATTTCAATACACGCACTATCCTGTGGCATATTGCCAACCGCTTGTTATAGGATAGTTGTTTTAAAAATTAGCGGTTGCATCACTTAATTAATAAAAAAATGTCAAAAGTAAAAATCGAAGTAACAGGAGAAATTGAACTTTCCTATGATGAGCAATCAAAAGAATTTAAGGAGGCATTGGAAGGCTATCGCCAATGTATGGACAAAACAGGGACAAAGGAAGACATGTTAAAACATGTTGCTTTTTATGTAACTCGTTTTGGAACAGATGGAATGGTTGAAGGCGTTGGGTATGTCGGTTATAATGGAAGAAAACCAACAGAAGAACCATGTTCAGGAATAATGGTAAGTGAAGATTTTGATGAGTTTAATTTTGAAATACAGTAGTGCGGTTGGAATTTTTAAAACAATTTCCTATAATGAACAAAGCTATATGCTGAACAAGGGCATACGCACGAACTGAATAAATATAACTTAACTAAACATTTTAAATTTTTTGCGCGATGGATTACCAAGAAAAATGTAAACAACCTATTCCGATTGGTGTACAACGATACGCTTACCAATGTGAGAATATTGTCATTGAACCAATACACGGAGCAATGAGTATGAGGGCTTTCGTGCCACATGGAAAAGGTAAAGAACCTTATCCAAACCCGGAAGCTGATAAAGTTGAACACTATCAATTGGAGGTAAGAAGATTTACAGGTAATGCAATTGAACTTCTTCTTACCAAAAAATTCAAGGACAAAAGTGAAGAGGTCTATTTAACCAATGTCAGCTTTTCAGATTTAGTAAATAGACTATTCACTAATAACCCGGCAAATGTTTGGACTAACGAAGCTCCTGTAAATCATTTCGAGCGCGTGGGCGAAAAAATTTAAAATGTTTCTCTCACTGAACCATATTAATACGCACACTCTTCCCGCCCTTGTTTTGCATATAGCGGTTGTTGTGCGGCTGCGAAGGGTCGGACGGTGCGGTCGGGCAGCTTACGTTGCTTGCGAAGGGTTAGAGGAAAGCCCGTGCGGGTGGAATGTGAGGCGAAGGTTTTGCGCGGTTATTGGCAGGGCTTTTTCAGAGGGCAAGCAATGGCGCACAACGGTTTGTAGGTATATTTAGTGCCGAATTTAAAAACAAAATTATATGACAACACAAGATTTGATTGAAAAACTAAACTCTGATTACACTCGATGCTCGGCATTGAATATACCTGCTGTTAGCAGCCGTTTATTCTATCCGATTTATGAAAGTGTGATTGGCGATGAACCACACTTAAAAGAAGGTGAGTTTATTGAAGCCATAGGTGATGACTTTATGGTAAGACTGTTTGGAGTTGGTAAGTTCAGAGATAAGGCTGAAAAGTTCTTTGTCTTAAATGGCTGCTAACGGTTCTCGGCTTGGCGAAGTTGCCGAACACAAAACTTCATTAGAATTACAAATGTTTAATTTAAAAATAGAATGTCAAACGAAGCACTAAACGGCAATTTTGCCAAACCGATGTTACCTGCCGTTACTTCTCGTGAAGGTAGAATTGAAATAGTAAACGAAATCATTAAGGAAATTGCAAGCCGTAGTCGTAAGTTTTTCGCTGGCAAATTTGGGGTTGCAGAAATTTTCCAAAAGAATGGAAGATTGTTTATGAAAAATGAATACAACGGAACTGAAATGTTCTTAAATACCAAATTTGGCTACCCGCCAAAAGGATGGCATCACGGAGGAACGCTTTGGGGATTAACCAAAGATTTTAAGGACTTCATCACTACTGGCGAAAAATCAAACCACAATAATGGTTACGGAGGATTATATTCTCCACATTGGGGATATTCAGAATTCGATATGCTTGCAATTCAGGAAAAGGCTAAATCGTTGGGTTATCTGTAATGGCACATAACGGTTCAGGGCTATGCAAAGAAGCCCTGCATCCAAAAATCTTTAACTCGCAGGGCTTTTTTGTCATAGCCCTTGTTAATGGTCTGTTCATTTTTTCTTTTTGGGGCGGCTGTTGAAAACTTTATTTGGTAGTGTCGTAACTTTATCGTATTTTTGTCGTATAATCAGAAAAACGAAATACTATGAATTGTAAAAAATGCAATAGGGAAGCAAAGATGTTTTGGAAGGATAAAGAAAAGAAGAACGGACACTCTGAAACATTCCACAGAGATATGTGTGCCGAATGCTACGAAGCAACTTACGGTAATAAGCCCAAAACTCTTTATGAGATAAATGAAGAGCGCAAGAAAATGAAAAAAGCAGGATTAATATGAAATACAAAATAACATTAGACCCCGATGCTGATGGTAGTCAATGGCTTTATCGGGAAATGGGAATACAAGCGCAAGACCATCCAAAACTATTGCCGTATGCTTGCTATGATTGGGCGAGAGATTCATTTCTTATTGGAGTAACTACTTCAAAAGCATTGGCAAAAAAACTAATTGATAAATATATTGCAGGTGGCAAAAAAGCCATTGGCTACGAAATATATCACGGATGAAAAACAGAATTGAAATTCATCTAAGCGATGAAGAAACAAAGCAACTGGATGCCATTGCTAAGAGCGAAGGCAGAAGTAGGAAAAACTTTTGTGAAACTGAAATACGAAATGTTATTACGAAGCGGGCTGTGGCTGTTCGCCCCAAAAAGAAAAAATGAATTGCCATTAACGGCTGACGCTATACGAAGGCAGGGGTTAAGATGCACTCCCTTTCAGCCTACCACAAATGATAAATAGATGCACACCGCTTGTATTAGCAGTAAAGCCCCTGCTTTTGTATAGCGTATGTTATAGGGCGTTTATTTTAATTACAATGGAAGATAAATTTGAAACACTCGGACTTTTAATTGATGAACTTGACAACCTTGCTCACGCATTAAAGTTGCCATTACCACCGCAAATGCACATTGAACAAATCGGAATTGCTTTGCCTGAAAAAGTGAAGAAATTAAAAGAGGTTTATGTCGAAATTACTGGTGAGAACCCGTGGGATTAAATGCCCTATAACGGTACGCAGCCTTATTTCAGTGCGGACTTAATAGCACTGATTAACATTAGAAGTACAAAATTATGAATAACGAAAAAATGTCAAACGAAGCGAAAAACCACGCATTGAATAAGGGTGCTGTTATGAATAGTTTTCGCAAAAGAACATTCATAGAGGTATTCTGTGCAAAGTGCGGAATTAAATATAATGATGATGCTGAATACGAGAAAGTGTTTCAAGATAAGGACGAAGCAATTGAAACAATAACGGGTGATGATTATTGGACTGTCAAAGGAAATAAAGCCTTTTGCGAAAATTGTTCATAATGAACAAAGCTATATGCTGAACAAGGGCATACGCACGAACTGAATAAATATAACTTAACTAAACATTTTAAATTTTTTGCGCGATGGATTACCAAGAAAAATGTAAACAACCTATTC